ATATAACTCATTATTTGCAATATTCCCAGACCATAGCGATTCACAGCTTTCAAGTAATGCTGAAATTGGAAGATATCACATCGAATTAGGATCTCTCTATATGGACGATGATTCTCTTCCAATCGGTACAATAAAGTACAGTAACATTAAACATAACTTAAAAGCAAAATTCTATAAAAAATATAATTCAATCCCACAACTTTCTTCGACTAACAGCTGGATTAATGTTGCAAAATTTTCACTTTCATTTACTGAAAACCAAACGTTCTCAGACATAGATCAAAACGCTGAATTTGAGTTTCTATTACCAAAATGGAATAATGAGGGCATGTCACCAGTCCGTGAACAATTAGCCATTAGGTTAAGCTCAGCGGAGGCAGCAGTTGAACAAGGTTCTGCTTTCACTCACATAGTTGCAGACGGAATTCATATAGCGATCGATCCGTCTCCAACCAATCCGTTAAACCTAAATGCTACGTTAGGTTTGGCCCTAGATTTTTCAAGTGCAAATGTAAAACTAAGTGGCAAGACACATCTTATGCTAGATGCCAATTCTGGAGTTAATGGAATGATTATTTTAAATAAAGGCACATTTATAAACGGTGAATTGGATGTAGCAGGACCAATCATAACATCAGGTAATTCTGGATTACCTTCCGGCGTAGGTTCTTCCCCTATCTTAGCTGGAAATTTTGGTACACCAAATATCGGTAGACTTTATATAGGAGATGGAACTGGATGGAAATTTCATTTTTCTAGTAGAGCCAGTTCAATCAATACAGATTTAGTAACTTTAGTCGATGATGGAAATGTTGGAATCGGTGCCCCTTCACCAGGAGCAAGATTAGACGTTAATACTGGAAATATCACAACCAATAACATAGCATTTCGAGCAGTAGATTCATCATCCGCAGGTTTCTATTCTGTGCCAAAAGTCGGCGGAGTTGGAAATTATTTCACGATAGGTCAGCTTAACGATACCGCAATAATCGGAACAACTGGTGAAACGCTTATTATCGGTGCACAAAATGGAGCTGCTTGGAGATTTAAAGGAAATAGCGGATCTGCTGCTGGAGGAGAAATGCACACTGATGCAAATATCGGAGTCGGTACCAGCTCGCCAACAGCTAAGCTACATGTGGTAGGAGAGTTTAAATTACAGGATGGATCTCAAGTTGATAATTCATACTTAAGCGGAAATGCTAACGGAGATACGTCATTCCTTCCAATATCGAATATAATACCAGTAGGAGCGATTATGCCATATTATGGAGTAGCTGCACCTACTGGCTGGCTTTTATGCAATGGTGGTTTTGCTGCTGCATATCCAGCATTAAACGCTCATCTAATAGCACTTGGATCATATGTTACTTTTCCTATTCCAGGTGGAGGCACGCTTAACATTGGAGTTACACCTAATCTTCAAGGCCAGTTCATTGCTGGTGCAGGTGGAGCATATTCTCTAGGTGACACTGCCGGTAGTAATACCGTCTCTCTTACTAGACAGCAGTTAGCTAAGCACAAGCACGTATTAAATGATGGAGTTGATGGGGCAGTATTTAGTGAAGATGGAGCCCATACGCATACGTATAGACTAGTTAGTCAATTTGGGGACAGTGATGGTATGTCAGATAATGAAGGATCTTATAGTGATACTGCTAATACTGGCTCAAATGGAGCACACCGACATACCGGTGAAACTGGAGATGGTACTACTAATGGCGTCGCAGCAGGTGGTCCAAATGGACAGGACGGTGCACCTCACGAAAACCGACCTCCATTTATGGCATTAACCTACATAATCAAAACATAAAAAATAAAATAAAAATGGCTTTAATTATAACTAATGAAATCTCGACTGACGCTGGTATAACTAGCGAATTATACGTAAATATCCGTCGCATCGAAATAGTAAAAAATTCTATTTTAACTGTTAATTTAAACAGATACTTAAATAAAGAATCTAGGGACAATAACGAATTCGATCAAATTATTACTCGACAGATACCTGTTTCATTACCTATAAATAATGAAGAAATTTCTAGCGAGATAGGCGAATCCTCAATATATTCATTAATCTATTCTAAAGTAAAAAGATTTTTAGAAGATTCTGGATTTACAGTAGAGGACGATCTTTAAATCCACTGGTTTAGGGTAAACGGCATGAGCCTCTCCATAATGAGTAGGCCGTGCATTTCGCCTATGATATTTGGCTCAAAATGAATGCCTTTTGCGATACCCTTATTTAGTAAGATCGTGTCCTTAATCACATTGGCTGCCATCTTTTCAGGAGGTCCCTCTAGGACAGCGAAACAGACATTCTTATTTTCCCTCATCCTAGCCAATTCAGGATCCTGAAGCTTTTCTATTTCCTCACGGAGTGCACTCTGCTTGATCTCAGGTATCTTGACAGATTTGATCCTTTTAAAAGAGTAACCAAAATCCCTTTTGCGATCCTCCTTGATATGCCAAATAGAATACTTCTTACTTCCACTCTGATTAATCACCAAGAATATCTCTTCCTGTTCATGGATTGACTCATTCATAAAGAAGAGCTCAACGTTATCCAAGAGATCCAATTGAACTGTCATATAATCTAGGATCAGGCTTAAAAAGACATAGTTTGCATTTCTAAAGATCTCAACCGCCTCTGCCTTTTTCTCGTAGATCTGCTTTAATTCTTTAGTAATCTCCTGGATCCTATTGTTTTTCCAGATAGGGTGCATCTTAAAGTCAAAGAGACTCCCGTCTACCGCAAGGTTATTTAGGTTTAGGCTATGGAAAAAGATCTCATAAAAATAGTCCAAGTTTCCCTCTTCAAGATCCACCATGTATTTTTGTCTAGCTGCAAGCAGGACATAATTAAAATACTCTGGATCTAAATAGGATCCCTTGGTTATCCACAACGGGTCAAGAATAGGTTTCTTTTTCAAGAGCTGATCTCTTTTTATTATTTATTCTACTCTAAAGTCGATACTAGTTTAGTTAAATGACTAAAATAAATAAACTAAATAAGCTTTTACCTCAATGGTCAAGACTACTGTAAAACTATTAATCGATCCTCAAAAAAATTCTCTTACGTTTAGCAAAAACTTTAGAATATTCTCAACATCGGATCCGGTGAGCGGAATCATTGAGTTTACTGATTTTGTCGAGGATTTAATAATAGCCGTGCCGAACACTCTGGACCTAACCAACCTAAGTAGAAAATTTAGGTATTCGAGAAATAGACTGGATTGGTCCCTCTGGTATGAAGTTGAGCCTGGAAACCTTGGAGATGCTGCCGGTATCTTATTGGATGAACACGATGAATTCTACTTTGAGGTCAAATATGAATATGATGATGGAACATCTGATGAAATGTCAACCCTAATTGAGATCAATGAGATTAAATTAAGATTTAGACAGGCTGCTCAAATTGCCAACACATATTCGCCTCAAGTAATCTGTAGTGATGAAAAGTGTACTTCGATCATCCAGAATAGGGACCCAAGCTTTAGGCCATATAATGTTGATAGCGCGATCGGCATGTTTCAGGAACTTTCATTTTTTACCAATCAGCTATATGGCCATCAGGTTGTCTATTTTAGGACCCTTCCTGAGTCAGACAGCGGAGATTTTGTGTTTAAGGAATGGACTCTTTACAAAAACGTTGATCGCAAGTGTATTAAGGTAATGGTGAAAGACAACGCTTTTCCTGAAAACACCCCAAAATTCACTGAGTTTGGAATCGATTTTCAATTACCCTTTGAGGTTGAGATAGATCATAAGTATTTTCAATCAATTTTTGGAGTGAGCTCAGAACCCAGAAAAAGAGACTTTCTCTACTTTCCATTAATTAATCGTATGTTTGAAATACAGGGATCATATTTACATCGAGGATTCATGATGGCTCCTACCTTTTGGAAGATACAACTTAAGAAATACAATCCAAACATCGATATGTTGCTCATGGACGAGACTCGAACCTTTCTTGATAATGTGATCACTAGTGCCGAGGAACTTTTTGGAGGGGAGGTAGAAAAAGATATCAAGGACGCTACCATGCCAGCCCAGTATGCCAAGATCACTACTACGTTTGACTCTTCACGTAAAGCACTACATCCAGACATCACACAGAGACCGCTAAAATATACGTTTAACTTTGCTCCCCTTATTGAGAACTATTATGATTTGGGTTCAATCCAACCTGTTGACCTAACCGTCGACTTAACGAATGATGTGCCTCCTCTGTCTACAAGTCAGCAGGTTGCTACTCTACCTAGCCTAGATAAATTACCGCCAGTGCAGAATAACGTGATCCTTGCATATCAGGGCAGTGATCTATATGCCACATGGAAAAATGGAGGCCTCCTTACTAATGATAAGAACGTAAAGGGCACAGGTCTAAGATATTGTAGAGTTAGAGGACCCTTTGATACTATTCCAAATCACATTGGAACCAGTGAATCGGGCAGATATATCAGGATTGAAGCATATCGTGATATTAGCCTTAAGGATCAACGCGACGTGTTAATCGATACTTCTGCTCCAGTCAATACTGCGAGTTTTAAGCTTAAGGACACAGCAATCGTCTATTCAGCCTTGCCTAAATTTAACCATGCTGATGCTCAAAACCTTTCCTTTACCTGTCTCTTTAATGTACCTAGTGAATCAGATACCTTAGCATTCATTGACGGCTATGATAACGAGAACAGTAAAGGCATTAGAGTGGCGGCTACTTTTTCTCGATATACCTCAACTCTGCCTGAAGGAGATTTAGTAATCACAGTCACTGTTAATTTGCAGGTAAAAACCTATACCGTTCCTAATTTTGTTAGCGGAATTTGGCATGCAATGGTGATCTCAGTATCTAATGAGTTTAGACAGTGTGGTGCATACATTTATGAAATCAAGGAGGATCCTAGTGATCTAATTAATCATAATGACTTTTTACGTAAGCTGTCAAGCACTTCTTCTTTTACTCCAGAAGAATTTGATCTTACTCAAAATTATACCCTACCTAACTCTAAGCTTCTGATCACCAACTTAAGAGTGTTTAACACTATGCTTAGGGAGGAGGAACACGATTTTATCCTAAGTCAACAGTTCTTAAAGGACGAATCGATGTTGGTCCTAATCGATAACTGTAGACCTCAAACTAACCTACCATACATCGCGAAAAACAGATAACCTATGCAGAATACAAATAACGAAAACATTAGAAACGAAAACGTTCAAGATATTTTTCTTAGGAACGCTGCCCTTACCATGCTCGATCTACTAAATCGTCAGGTAATAATTGACATGGTCAGAGGAGGCAAGATTGAAAAACATGAGATTCCATTCTTCTATAACTTTGGAGGCGATGAAGGATTTATGAAAGATTTCTTTGTTGACCTGCCGACTGACTGTAAGTATCCTAATTTTGCAGAGGGTAATTATGAACAGTTGCCTCGGGGAATTGTGACCCTTTCCTCCTTCCAAATTAAGACTTCTGACATTACTAATAAGTTTGTTAGAGGTAGTTTTAATCAGGAGACTAGGGACGAGAATGATCAAAAAATACTAAAGGCGTACTCGTCTCGGCTCTTTTCAATGCCCATGACACTTTCCTTTAATGTTAAGATTGAGAGTGACAACATCAACAAGACCTTTAAGATCATGGAAAAGATCTTTGATTTTTACTATAAGAATCAGGTAAAATATTTCCAATTTAGAGGAATCCGAATCCCAGCACAAATCTCTTTTCCTGAGACTGCTACTTTTACTAAAAACTATAACTTTGTCTATACTGATGCAAATATCGTCTCAATATCACTGGACTTAAATATGGAGACCTATTTTCCTAGCTTTGACGATCACTCTAAGATGTATAAGGGTAATACCATTAAAAACATTAATGTTCGAGAAATGACCGGTGATCCTGGAAGCGTGTTAGACGATAGTTGGATTGACCAAGACTTTCCTCCTAGCGAATAAATAAACTATATGGAAACAAGACTAAAGAGCTTTAGCCAATTCATAGGCACTGAGATCTCAGAAAATCTCAAGTATCACATCGAGATGGGTTATAGTATAACTGAATCAGTATTTAGACCCGGTTCCAACGCTCACCTTGAGATGTTGGGTGAAGCTAGAGAAAAGTTTTATTCTGGTCTTCTTCACTTAAGTGGAGGAGACGCGATACTATTTGAGTCAACTGATCTTGGTTTAACCGGAACATACTGCGGTCAAGTTGTTGCATTAGATCTTCCTCTTGAAGTTCTTGAACTCAATGAAGAAAAGAAACCCAAGCTTGGATACCCTACTCGCGGAGGCTCAAAAAAATACGTGGTCTACGTTAGGAACCCAAAGACAGGCAGGATAACAAAGATCCAATTTGGAGACCCTGGACTCAATGCTAAGGTATCTAATCCTAAAGCTCGAAAGTCATTTGCTGCAAGACATAATTGTGCAGATAAAAAGGACAGAACCAAGGCTGGCTATTGGGCCTGTCGAATCAATCGATATGCGCACCTTTGGGGAGGAAAAACTTATCCTGGATTCTGGTAATGATTTATCAAGACCTAGAAATATTAGACTATGCGGTAAGAACTTTTAGTGCCGATCTTGACTCAACTGAATTGGTGTGGCACCGCGATGATGAGGACAGAGTAGTAGTCTCCTTAGAAAAAACAGATTGGAGAATACAGCTAGAGAATAAGTTACCGCAGGATCTAAATGTGCCAGTCTTTATTAATAGAGGAGAATGGCATAGGTTAATTAAAGGAACCCGTGAACTAAAAATAAAAATAGTAAAAAGTTAATGACTACTAGTTCTCAGATAATGACGTACTCTCAATTTATTAATGAGAGAAAAAAGGAAAAGATAAATCCTGTATACTTGACTCGAGATGCTAAGGAGATGAAGAGTGAGATTAAGAAACACGCCAAAAAGAGTGATGATGATGCTAGTGCGTATACAAGTCATCCAGACGGAGGGTGGAAGGCGGACTATTCTGCCTCAGGCAAGAGATACTCTACTAAGCCAAGTAAATACACTAAGGCCTTTGCAAAAAAATACAGTAAGTGATGAAAAAATTACTAAACTTTAAAGAATACTCAATATTAGAAGAATCGATTGAGTCCTGTCCAGTTGCGACTCAAAACTTGGAACTAAATACTAAAAATAGGGATAAGTCGATCAATGCTGACTACATACAATATGGACCCATGAATCTTTCTGATGAGGGCTATTGGGAAGATCTTGCAGCTCACTGGAAGACCACGACTGAGGTTGCTAAAAACTCAAATTGTGGAAATTGTGTTGCATTCGATATTTCTCCAAGAATGGAAGAGTGTATGCCTGGCCCAGTTTCTGACCAAGACGGTAGGCTCGGTTACTGTTGGATGCATCATTTTAAGTGTCACTCAGCACGCACATGTAGGACATGGGCAGCCGGTGGGCCAATCAGTGAAGACGAAGTCTCAGCAGAGTGGCAAGCCAAGAATGAGGATGAAGTCTCTGAGGGTAAAAAACCTAAGGGTGCTCCAGACTGGCATGATTCAGACGCTCCCGATGCAAAAGGAAAGTTTAAGAGTTTGGGAATTAAAGCCCTAGCTGAATGGTTAATTAGAACCAGAGGAGGAGACATGCGAAAGATCACAGGAAGTCTAAACCAACAGATCGTCTTTAATCGTGGAGATAATCCAGCATACGCTAAGAAAATGGAAAAGGTTCGAGAAGAGGTAAAACGTCAGTTGCAAAAAAAGAAGAAATGACATGTTAAGTTTTAACCAGTGGCTAAATGGCATCAATGAGTCTTCTGAAGTTGCTCTTAAGAATAAGGCCAAGAAGAGCAAGATCCCTCTAGGAATACTTAGAACCGTGTATAGCAAAGGAATGGCTGCTTGGAGGACTGGTCATCGTCCTGGGGTCACCCAGCAGCAATGGGCCATGGCAAGGGTTAATTCATTTATCATGGGAGGAAAGACCACCAAGAAGGCTGATAAGTCACTCTGGGAAAGGGCTAAAAAAGCTAAAAGGAAGAAATGATATTAAACGTAAGACAGAGCGGATTCATCTTTAACTTTCCGCCGGATTTTTTCGCGGAGGAGATTAGGGAAAAATATAAAAAATAC